ACAAAGCTGTAAGTTTACTTGCATATCTTTTACTTCAAGCACAGACTCACCCATAGTAACGGTACGAGTATCATCGAAGTCGCAAGTTGCGTCAGTTAATAATGTGTTAGTGTCCAAAGTTTGTAAAACTTCTTTGAATTTAACATTTTCTAAAACGGTTACTCCACCGTTTTCGATTGTTGGAGCGCTTAAAAGTGCCGCAGAGATATATTTACCTGCTGCTTTACCTGCATAAGTGCTTCCTGGAAAAGTTGGCTGATCTGCCATAATTTTTAGGTTTTAATTATTAATTATTTATTTAATTTTCTGTAAATTCTGTCTAGAGTTGTTTCCGTTCTATTCTGAGCGTACAAAATTCTTTCTGTTTCTTGTTTGTTTTCAGGATTAAAAGAAATAGGCTTAACTGCAGGATCCAATTCTTCTGTAGATAATTCCGTTTTTTCCTCAACTACTTCCTCAGTTACTTCCTCAACTTTAGAAAGTTTTTCAATCTGAGACTTAAGCTCTTCATTTTCTTTTTTCAAAGCTTCGATTTCTGAGAAATAAGTTTCTTTGCTTACAGATTCAACTACCTTTTTAACAGGCTTAGCCTCTTCTGCTGCCATGTCTTCCTCTTTCTCTTCGTATTCCTTTTCTGCTTCCTCTTCAATAACTTCCTCTTCTGCGGCCTCTTCTTTTATTTCTGCTATAATGCCTTCCTCAGAAACTACCAGGATCATTCCATCCTCCATTTTGTACTCGCCTACAGGCAATGGGATTCTTTGTTCATCTTCTGTGATAATTACAACCTCAGCCTCTGCCTCAAAAGCATCTGCTTCAATAATTGTAACGCCATCTTCTAGCTTTCTTTGTTCTAGCTTTATCTCCATTCCGAGCAGCTCGCGTACTTTGTTAAGTAATGTTATTTCTTTCATTTTATTATTTGTTTCTAGGTATATAACTGAATAATGCTATTTCTGTTGCAAATTGGTTTTAATTAGCAGCTATACAAGCAGCGCAATCAACGTAATTGACTACTGAATCAACATGCAATCCTGAGCCTGAAATTATTTCTGTAACGGTATAGCATCCATTATGGTGAGCATTAGCAAAGTCAAAATAGTAAACATTACCTACAATTAACTCTGTTCCATGTATATGAACGTTATGGTGATGGCCTGTAGAGCAATGCGTTATTTTGTACTTATAGGCGCTAGATACATCTCTAGTCGTTCTGCCTATGCCTTGCGCCCATATAGAGCCATCGCAGCATTTTACGCTGTATGTTCCGTTTTTACATAGGCAAGCCTTCCTGCCTCCTAGTCTTCCTGTTTGGCTACTTTTCAAACTGCTTAATTTTAGATTCTGCCCAATTCTTTGCTGATTTACCGCCCCATAATAAGTATGAGATATATCCACAACTTTCTTTGTCGCCTTTTTCGTAATATACTTCTGCCCTGGATAAGTATGAAAACATTCTTTTTATCGTTGCCTCGCTGACTTTTTCTTTATTAGCAAGCTGCTTTGCTCTGATTTTTCCCACCCTTGTCGCGCACTTATTATTTACCTTTTCATTTAAGGCAATACCTCGCTTTGCATTGTTGCTGACAGCATCAGGATAGTCGTTAAATGATTCTAATTCTGTAACATCTAAAAACTCCTTTAACTCTTCAACTAAATACTCTCGCTCTAGGCTTTCGAATGTATCCTTTTTTAAATCATATCTGTCCGCAAAATACCCCTCAATAGAAAAGCCCTTAATAGTACCCTCCTTTGCCTCGTTGTATATTTTCTCGTCATCTACTTTCATGCTAACCATCCAAGTTCCTGCAGGTACATCCATGCCATACAAAGCTGTCTTATCTTTTGCAGGATCCTCAACAATCCAGGATTCAACAATAGTCATGTTGTCAATTTTTCTCTCATGCTCGTAGGTAGCATTCTGATGGTTTGACTTTTTAAAGAATAATTCGCTAGCTTTTCTTACGGTATCTTTGCTAAAGTATATGTAGTATTCGTCTCCGTTATCATTACGTCTGTAAATAGATTTGTCAGGAATGAGCGCAGGACCCATTAGAATGCGTTTCTCGCTGTCTATTTCCTTCAATAATAATTCGTGTTTATTTAGCGCAATGAAGTTACTCTCAATCGCAGGAGTTTCAACTAGACTTATCGCATCAATACCGCTAGCCTCGTCATTCTCGTCAATAATTAGCTCTACTATTCTCATGTCTATATAACTTAATTTTATTTAAAGTGTTGCATTTTGTACTCTGTTCCTATCTAGCGCCTGGGCTGTTGTAACCTCTCCGCTGACGACATAGGCTTGAGCAGGCTGCTGCTGTAATTCAGCGAGCTGATTTACGCCTGAGTCTCCAACCACATTAAAACTTGGCGCTTGTACTCCGCCTCCGCCTCCTGCAGGTAAATTTCCGCCACCATCAGGATTACCTCCTGTTCCTAATGCGCTAAGGCCTTGCGCTGTTGCTGCTACAGATGCCGCAATACTAATACCTGCCGCAATATTATTGGCAGCGATAACAGGAGCTGCTGCTGCACCACTTGTTAAGATAGCCTGCGGAGTTGCTAAGGCTGCTGCATTTGCTGTTTGCGTGTTTATAATAGTTTTTGCAATACCTACTGCATTTTCAGCAATCAATGCTGCCGCTTGTACCTTTTTATTTTCTCCTGCTAGGCTTTTTATTAAACTTATCCCTGCCTCTACGTTTGAAATTTGAGCATCCTGTATTTTCTTTTCAGCTTCTGCTGTAGCTTTAGCATCTTTTATTTTTTGGTCTTTTATTTCCTTAGATGTCTTTTCCTCTAATTCTTTTAATTTCTTTTGGAAATCTGCCTCTATTTCTAGCTGTAATTCTTTATCGTCTTTTGCTATGGCTAACCTTGCCTCAGATTCTGCTACTAATTTAGCAAGCTCTTTGTCAAAACCGTCATCCATTAAATCGATCCTTAGCTTATCCTGAGCATCTTGCAATTTTATGCGCTCCTGCCCTTCCTTGACTATTAAATCGTATTTAGCTTTTGCTGCCTCAGTTAATACAATTATTTCCTCATTAGTCATTTGCTTAGTAAACTCAACGCCATATTCTAAGGCTGCTGTTTCTACTTTTTGTCGCTCTTTTGCTATTCTAGCAATTTCCTTATTTACTCTATTTAATTCCCTTTGCGTTGACCTTTGAGCATCTGTTCGCCTAGATATAATGTTGAATAAATCTGCCTCTGCTTGAGCTTCTGCATCCTTAGCCTCTTTTGTTGAGCGAGCTAGCGTGTTTTCTCTTCTTATGGAATCAAATCTTAACTGAGCAACTTCTAGCTCCTTTTTAAGCAAGCTATCCTCTAAAGCCTGAGCATCCAATAAAGCCTTTTTCCGTTCCTCAGCGCTTACTGTGTCCTCTTCCCTAGATTTTAACTTTAATTTAGATATGTCTGTCTGTAATTTAGACCTTTCTACAAGCAGCTTTCTTTCTAATATATCCGCTTTTGCTCTAGCATCTGAAATTTCGCCTGCAATTTTTAATTCCTCTTTTTGTTGCGCTAAAAACAGAGCAGATACCTCTATTGCTTTCTCTGTTTTTTCAACTACATTTTCAACGCCGAAAACAACCTTACCCATAGCATTAGATGCAATACGCCCTGCTGTCTTAAAATTACCGCTAAATAATTCAGCAATAGCGCTACCAATAGCAGGTATTAATTCAAGCATGCCCTCAAATCTTGTAATTATATTGTCTATAATTGCTTTACCAAAGTTTTTTATCGTTTCTATTGGATTCTCAAACGCTGATATTAACATCTCCCCAACGTCTGCTAAAAGGTCTAGTATGTTATCCATTATAACGCCTATTCCGTACATCAATTTAGAAAACTTATTCTGCCCTTCCTCTGAACCTTTGAAAGCTTGCGTTACTGATATAATTGCAAAGGCCAATGCTCCAATGCCTGATGCAATTATTGCGCCTTTTAGCGTAAAAAAAGCTCTACCTACAGATGCTAAACCTGTTTGTAATTTACCAAATGCGCCAACAACACCTGCGATTGCAGGATTCATGCTTGCCAAGTTGCTGCTCATTTCAGCAGTTGATTCTGACGCTTCCTCAGATGCTTCTGCTGTTTGCTTTAGGCCATCATTTAAGTCATTGAGATCCTCTGCTGTTTCCTCAAAATTGTTATTGATTTTAACATTTATGGTTTTATTTACTGCCATTATTCTGCTTTTTTATATGTATTTCTCTTTTAACTTGTTTCCAACCTTGTTTAAAGCCTTTTGGCATTGCGTATAAACCTTTAGCTATTTGTATGTTGTAGCTTTCCTCTATAAAATCGTCTATTTGTAGTAAGTCTATTATGTTTTTTAGCATTATGGTTGTTGTTGTATAAATATTTGATTTGCTACTTGCGTTCCATCAGGATAGTCATAAGTAACTGTAATAGTATAAATCTCTACATCGCCCTGTTCTGTTCTGAGCCTTATAAAGTCCTCCGAGTTTATGTAGTTTGCATTATCCTCAGTAACAAGTAAATCTAATGTATTTGGATTTGCAGGAATACAAACCTCTACTGAGCCATCTGTTGACAATGTACTTGGCGTTATGGTTACCCCAGGATCCGTTGTCGTTATGGTTGCATTATTTGCGCCATTAGGAAATAATATGCGAACATCAATGCATTGCGCTTGGTCAGATGGCTGAATAGGTACAGGTGGCTTGCCTCCGCCCTCTCCAATAACCTCAGTAAAATCATTTAATAAAACAAAATCAACTTGGCCTGTGGTTAGGTTAGACTTCATGTCATTGATGGTATAGCGCTTGTCTCTGATTACGAGCCTGTCATTTAGCTTGAGATTTGTAAGCAAGCTAATCGGCAAATAGGTTTTTACGCTTGTTTCTCTATTCTTGAGATTAAATAGATTGCTCAAATAAGGTTCATAGTAAACGCTGTATAAAGTATTTGGCACAATAGCATCTAGGAGCGTACTAATATCTGCATTGAAATTTAGCGTGTAGTTTACATTTTGGTATAAAAGATCCTGGCCAAAAGGAACGTATGTAGTTATTTCCTCAGGCGTTGTATTATCTGTAAATCTAAAGCTAGTATCTAGGTTGTCATATTGGTATAGTATAACAGGCTTTGGCGTGTACTGATTGCCATCTGCATTCAATGCTTCGCCTATCTGCAGGTTAGTACCTTGAAATTTCTGCATCATGAGATTCTCAAAAGGTAGTTTTACGCTAAACTCTCCGCCATCATAATTAAATGCTTGCCTCGTGTTTCCGTAGCCTCTGCTTGTTAAGTCTTTAAATATTGTATTTGTTGCGCTGTCGCTTTCCTCATATTCAAAGCTTATATTCTTAAACAGTTTTACTCTGTTTATATTTATGCTCTCAATATCTGTATATTCAGTTATGTCAATAACAGCGCCTTTGTTATACCAATCTGCCAATGGTTCTATTTGAAATTTATCTGCCTCTGTTCCGTAACAAGTTAGATTAAACATTTTAAGGATGCCTGCAAAAAAATCTGCTACCTTCATTTTAGGAACGTAGTTTATAACGTTCATTTCAGCAGTCAATGCAATATTGTTTGCTGTAGCTGTATATATGTTTGGGATTGTTGCAGATACTCCAGGACCTATATAAAGAACAGCCTCCTGCGTGTAATTTATGGTAAAGTCTAGGTTTATCGCATCGTCAGCTTTTACATTAAATTTAAGCTGCTTATTTAGTATTTCCGTATTGTTATCTAAAGCTACAGGAATCTCGCCTGTTCCTGAGCCTTCTAATGTTTGTACTAGCTGATTGTTTTGGAATACATCAATGTAATAAGTATCGCTTGTGCTTGCGCTTGTTACGTTTATAGAAACCCTATGAAATATGTCTAGTATTGTAAACCCTCCTGCCGTTGCTCCTGGAAACATATCTGCAGGAGATTCAAAGCCATATGTAAGCGTATCATCTGCTATACTGAAATATGTACTTGCAGGGTTCGTGTTTTCGCCTGTTGCATAATTGATTGCTGTAATATCTAAAACCTCAGGAGCTGTTAAAAATTTAAAACTATTGGAGTTTTGGCAAAGTAAAAAAGCTTTGTTAAATCTAGGATCCGAAAAGAATGTGCCGCTAAATGTTATATCATACCTCGTTTGTAAGGCATTGAATACTGCAAGAATCTGAATGGCAGGGAATAGTTCATCATAATGTACTGCGCCTGTTCCTGTACTATAATTGATATCTGTACTTCCTCCATTACCGTATGTAATATCTCTGTCAAATATTAATGGGTATCTTACGCCATAATTAAATGCTCCGTTCGTGATTCTGTTCTTGACTTCCGTTGCATCGTAAGCATGGTTATAAATATCTAGCTCAGTAACATCGCTCAGCATCTCATCGCCAAACTTATCTTTTAAGCTTAATACATCGCCATAAAAAGTAATCTGATAACTATACGCTTTGTTGTTTTTTACCTCTGCTTTTTCTAGGCTTATTTTACCTCTGCGAAATGGCGTTAAATCAATCTCTATATTTGCATCTCTCCTGATGTTATAATCTAAAGTGCTATTTACATCATTCTGATAAAAGTGTTGAAATATTTGGTTATTGTTTGGAGTTGCAGGAACCGAAAAAGACTGCGAGAAATCGGTAAATACTTTGCTTATATCCTGAACGTTCTGCTGCGTAGATGTTACGCTGATAGTTTCATCATTGAATAAATCTAGCCTTTGGCCTTCTATGTAAACCTGTACTATTCGCATTAGACTACAGTTTGAATTAAATCGTAAGCAAAGTCGAAAGTAAGCTCGTAATTTATAACTCCTTTATTTATGCCTCTTTGCTTCAATAGGCTTTTTGTTTGAACATTTACAGGCGTATATACTGCAGTAAATAATCCGTCTTTTTGTTCAGGATCGTATAGCATAACTTTCTCAGATAGCAAAAGCTCTTGTATATATTCTCCGTACAAATCATTTACCCACCCTGTATTTAGCTTGATTGATTCTGTTCCGTTTTTATTAAATTGTTTTACTTGACCGTCAGAGCTAGGATATGCAGGCAATGCGCTTGGATTTACTTTGTAGGTTTCTGCCTTTACGTTTATGTTTCGTGTTTTTGCTTTTTGGAAAAAGATGCGCGCCCAGGATCCGTAACGATTTATAAAGTCAACAGCTACAGGCGAATATTTAGGTTCGCATTGTGGCCTAAAGTATGCAGTCCAACGTACTGATGTTCCGCTTACTAAATACTCTACTTTATTGCCATCTGCAATGTATGGCAAATAAACCCTGCTAAATGTTTTTATGCCCTCTGTTGTTGCTGTTACCGTATGTGTTGCTCCGCTAGATAGGTTCGTGTATCTTATTGCATCTGTTGCCGTTAAATCAATGTCAAAGCTTCCTGCCATGTTTGTGATTACAGCAGATGAAACAGCGCTGTCATGATTGTAGAAATACGTACCCTCAGATAAAAATGGCGTGCTTGTGAATGTATTTAGCGTTTCCATGTAATAGTTTATGCCATACATAAACTCCTTAATATCGCTTGTTCCGCCTGGAGTAATTAGCGTATAATCTCCGTTGGTTTCTCTTTTGTATCTCTTAAAAACTACATTTACTTTAAAATTCGTGTTTATATCCGCATCGTAAGTATTATATGAATTAGGCCAATTTGTAAAGGTGTAATATTCGTTTATATATGGCGAGATATTATAATACGTTTTTATGTTGTTTGTAGCAGGAATTAACTTGCTTAAAGTATATTGCGGAGATGCAGGCTGTGAACCTGTTTGCCAAATAAACAGCTCTAGCTTTGAGCCTGTTTGCCCTGCTTCTGCTATTTCAATATTATAAGGGGAACGTGATGGTATCATTGTTTAAAGCTTTCTTTAGTTATTGTTGTAAATAATTCATCCATATCTAAGGCATATTTTTCTATTAATTCATCAGGCAATCTTTTAAAATACTTTTCATATGGCTTTGTAAAAAACAGCGAAGGCTTCAAGCCTCTGTTGTAAATGTTTCCTGCTATTATGTGCGCTATTGCTTTATAGCTTCCTTTTTTAAATCTGCCCTTTTCATCTCTGAGTCTAACGTTTTTACGCTTTGCCCATGCTGTCAAGCTCTTTACAAAGCTGCCCCATGTTCCTCTATACCTTCCGCTTCCGAATTTGTATTGCGAGTTAGGAGCTTGCTGCCCTCTTATTTTTGCATTCGGAGAAACCTTGCTCGGATCCTTACCCTTGACTCCTTCATCCTGGAACCATCCATAGTCATCCATTGTGAAACTAATCTGTATTGAGTTCTTAGATTCCTTTACATAAGATTTCAGGCTTTGAGCAAGCGCCCCTGAGCTTCTAGGCATTCCTTTTTTTGCCTCTCGTATGACGTTATCTCTAAAGTCATCTAAAACCTTCTGTACGTTTTCTAATTCCATCAGCAAATAGTCATTCCGTTTGGTATCAAAATATCTAGCGTCATTGCGTGGCCTGCGAGCTTATTCTCAAAGCGCTCTGTAAATGGTTCGCAAGTTGGATTGCCATCTACTTGAAATTTATCGCTGTATAAATCGCCTCTCCTTAACAAATCATAACACCTGTTAAGAACAGCTAACATAGTATTCAGTATGTAAAGCTCGTTATCGTTGCCTGTAAATTTATCCGTTGTTTCCTGCTTTGATATGTCTGTGATATCCATTGCCAGGATCGAAATATTGTAGCGTATAACATTCTCTTCAAATGTTGCTGTATTTACAATGATATGCACAAGCGGAAATATAGTCTGCTTGTTTAGGTCAACGTCAAAGATGTCTCCCTGAGTAACGGTATTTACTAGAGCGTCATTTGTAAAATGCTCTTTTAGTTTATCTATAATATCAAAGTAATTCATCGCTTCATTTTTTGTTTAAATTCTCTTGCTTCAATTTCGTTTTTTTGCTTTTCGAACGTGAGATAGGTGAGACATTGAGTAAGTCTTGTTGCTGTAACTTCGTCAAGCTTGGTAAAATCTCCTTTAGCGAGCGCATAGATACTGCTATACCATCCCCAATGTTTGGCGAATTGGTGCCTTTCGCTGTATTGATTGAAGCTGTCATCTTCATCGTTTCCCTCTCCAAATAGTTGACTAAACTGCTGTACAATTCTTTTGCTAAACTCCAAAAAAAAACAGAGGCGCTTATTGCAACATCTAAAGGAGCAAATCGCATTAGTTCCTGCATATCTTCATTTGGTTCGTAATCTTTTATCTGATACTTTTTACCTAACGCGCTTGTAATTGGTCTATACATTACAGCCATAGCCTTGTGATATGTTTCCCAGGATTTTAAGTAATTCTCTAAGTCAACGTATTCTCCTAGAGTTATGTCGTCTAGTTTTGGAATGAATCCAAACTCAATATTTTTAATTTTAAACTGTCTAATTAGCTTTGGCTTTTCGCTGAATACTTTGCTGAAATGGTCTATTAATTCATTAAGATCCTTCATTTTTATTTGAGCAACTTCGCCAAGCTTTATACCGCAGAATATCTGTATCATTTTCTGAGCGATAAACTCCTCATCGTTACTCTTTTCCTTCATAGCAATAAAATCCTGATACCTAGATAATGGTATTTCAGATAAGCTTGTAGGCAATAGTAAATCTACTTTCATAATTATATAACTGATTTATGTGATTTTTGTATACTACAGAATATTATAGCTTCCGTAGTTTCTGTTCATTCCTAAAGTTTCCATCTCATGATAACGGACTGCATCCAGGGCATGATTAAAATTGTCAATGGGTTTATTTAGGCGCTTGCCTGCCTTGTCAATATCCCAACAATAACTGCGCAGCTCTTTTATTAGGTTTGTGCTGCTAGATGTAACTAGATAGCTTTGCGTCTGCATTACATCAATTCCGTAGTTTACAGAATCTCTGCCTTTAGTTACGCCTTTAATGGTTATTCCGTAGCGTTGTATATCTGCGATTGATTTGGGTTCTGCGCTATCTGCGTAAACAGGTATTGATTTAGGCAATACTTTTGCTATGTCGCTGTTAAGCATTCCTGTTTGGTATTTTACTTCGTTCAGGATTCGTGTTTCATTATGTTTATAGACTTCAATGATTGCGCTAGGATCATTCGTATAGCCAAAGTCAAGCCCCAAACCTATCAATCTAGCATCCTGAGGAATCTTGTCAATTATTTTATAATTGGTAAATACTGCGCCTTGTAATTGTCCGAGCTGTCCAAGTCCGTAAACTTTCCACCAATTAGACCAATAGCTGCTCGTCGCTGCTTTTAAGCGATTCTTTTCAATCTGTTGCACAATACCTTCATCTAGGCCTTCATTGTCCTTGTAGGTTAAAATAATAAAATCGGCATCTAATTCATCTTTGAGTTCGGTATGTACCCAAAACTCATTGGCAGGGTTAAAATCCAAATAGACTTCTCGCTTTGTTCTAATGGCGAGTTCATTGTAAGCCTCAAAGTTTACATTGTTGCACTCATTGATGTAAAGAATGTCTCTTCTAGCTCCCCTGAGTTTGCTGCTGTCATCAGCACTAAAAAATTCTATAAAGCTACCGTTTGCAAATTCGTATTTTAAATGAGATTTGTTAAAGCGTTCCTCATAATATCTATTGGTCCACTTCATAATCTTAAGAAAGTCTCGCAATGCTCCCCTCCTTAAATGCGGAATACTCTCTGCTATTATGCTAATCTCTAAGCCTGATTGCCTAGCTGCTTTATCTATGAGAATAGGCAGGATCCCAAAAGTCTTGCCTGCAGATGTGCCGCCCTGGATTATTTTAATTCGCTTTTTTAAAGCAAGTATTTTATTTATTGCTGTCGTTCTCTGTAACATCAGGGAAAAGTGGTTGTTCTATATTATGCTGCTCTATTTGTTGTATAGGCGCTCCGTATGCTGAATCTAGCAGTTTCTGATATGCTTGCGTATCCCCTTCCCTAGCTCTTTTAATCAATGCTAAGGTCATTAAATCCTCTTGGCTCATGTTTTCCTTTTCGCCTGTTAGCGGATTCTTTAGGTCTTGCTCAACGCTTAGCCATTTCTTTGCTATTGTACTGCGGTTTTTGCTGCCTACAGGTCTTCCCTTTGGGTTTCCGCTTTGACCTTTCTTGTATGGGATTAAATTATCTTCATTAGCCATTTTTTTACTATATTTGTTTTATATGCGCAGTTGGTGTAATTGGTAGCACGTTATCTATTCCAAGATAAAGGTAAAGTTCGAATCTATTGCTGCGCTCTATTTCTCTCGCTTAATTTTATCTTTTCGCCTTTATACATTCCTGCGCCTACCTCATCAATTTTTGAAAATGGTAAAATAGGAACAGTTATTTTGCAAGATTTGTCTATTAAATAGATATACCTTAACATATTTCCTTTTAACCTTTCCCAATTATGGTCTTTTTTAGTCATTGTATGATAAAATTGCATGTCTTGCATTATCTTATTTGTTACTTTATTTTGCCACATAGATGAGTTCTTTTTTAAACCAATTAACTGAAAACCACTTGCTCTATATATAGTTCCATCTCCGCATTGTGTACCATCTGCAAAACTTATGATCCACTTAATTTGAGGTGCATTCTTTTTAATTAATTTAATGCTTATAGCAATGCATCTGCTTTCTGAGTATTTAGGTAGATAGTCATCAAAAGCCATTCTGTTTAATTCTATAAACTCATTCCAACCTGTACCCTCTACAAGATTAATAGTTCCCTTTTTATTTATACTTGGGCCGTACTGCATAACGCCATGTAATCTATTATCCAAAAAGCAGCCAAAGTGCAATGTACTATTTGGCACAACCTTTCCTGAATAGTGATGTTTCTTTACAAACTCATTAGCAATCTTTGCAGGTATTACCTTAACTATTATTTCCTTTGCTCTGCCCATTGCATAATTATTAAATAAAGTGCGTTCCCATTGCTGTTTTCGTTGCCCATAGTTTCGCAGTATTTATATTCTTCTGTTTGCTTAATATCTGTAATTGCGTTTTTAATTTGCTCTGCTTGCTCATCTGCTAACGTGAAAGTCATTTGCTGAAAAGGCTCTTTGTCTCCATCAGGCAAATCAAAGTCAGTTCCAAACTCATCAGAATCTTCTATAAAAACAGGCATATCTAAACCATACGTTTTAAGCTGCTCAACATCCCAACCGTTTGCAATGTCATCCCAATCCCATTCACCAAAACCAACATTGTCTTTTATGATAAATTCTCTTTGTTGTTTCTCTGTTAGTTGGTCCGCTTTTATTATATGCACTTCTTTTAAACCTGCTTCCTTACAAGCTCTCAATCTCATGTTGCCTCCCAGGACCACATTGTCATTATCAACTACTATTGGGCGTATCTCTAGCATCTCAGGAAATTCCTTTATTGAGCTTACAAGTTTTTTAAATTTGTCATCCTTTATGAGTCTAGGATTGTTTGGGTTTGTCTTTACTTGTGATATGCTTACCTTTTCTGTTTTCATTCGTGTTTTTTTAGTACGCCTCGTAAACTCTTTTCATCTTATCAGCAATATCTCTTACGCAACTACTGCATGTCGTTCCTGTATCTTGTTTTACCTTGAATACTCTGTTGTATATCTTAATGAGTTTGACCTTATCATGATGGTTCGCTCCTTTGCCCCATTTCTCTGCATCTTTATCCCAATGCTCTGACATAAACTCTCCTAGCCAAATGTATTCGTGTTCTTCTAGGCAATTTGGATTCCTGCGCCAAATCTTATTCAAAAATTCCTTACGCTCGTCGCAGCCGCAGTCATCTCCTGCTAGCCATTTAACAGCGTCTTTTATTCCTGTAGCCTCTGTTATCTTTTCTACAATATCGCCTAAGCCTTCGGCCTTCTGCTTCTTTTTCCATTCTTTGTACTCCTTTGTACGTTTGTCTAGTTTCTTCATTCGTTTTTTATTAGGATCCGCAATACAAGCAATCGTCATCCTGTTCAGGATTGTTTTCTATTGCAGGGTTTAGTATAACCTTTAATTCGTAAATCTGTTGCATCAGCTCCATGTCTTCATACATATCGCCTGTAATTTTTGATTCTAGGCGCTTAATCTCTGCCTGTACATCTTTTTTGTTTATAGCCATTCGTAGTCTCCGTTTATATAATCCTCGTAATCTTCTGCGATGTTTTCCTTTAGTTTATCTTTTGATTTCTTTATAGAGTAGAATATTGTCTTTGTGCTTATTCCTGTTTCTGCAGCTATCTGCCGCATGCTCATTCCTGAATCTCTGTAAACTTTAAAGAGCAGCTCGTCAAACCATTCCCAGGTGTTCATTTCTTTTCGCATTCTGAGTTCTAGATTGTACTCAGCTTCGCCTTTGGATATGTACTCGTAATTAACTCCCATCTTGTCAATGTATTCTAATGGTACTTTTTGCAGCTTTTTTTTCTCTGCTCGCAAATCACATACTATTGCTCGTAATACTAAATAGATGTAGCTCTTGTTTATCTTGCCCTCTTCGTTTACAATCTTAAAAGGCTTGTAGTATTTGGTTAACCTGATGTACATCTCCTGTACTATATCCTCAGCGTAAAACTCTTCGCCTAAACTTTTGACTATCCTAATGTAGTCTTCATGTAACTCAGCAACTTTTGAAAGCCATCTCATGATTAGTATCTAAACAAATGTAGTTATTTATTTTTAATAGTTGTAAGACGCATTTATCAACAGAAAGTTGTGCATAAAAAAAGCGCCCATCTCTGAGCGCTCTCCATTTGGTTTACAACTTAACTAAAAAGGTAAATCATTTGCAGGTAAATCCTGCGGCATGCTTTGCTTTGGAGCTTCTGCTTCCTTATAAGGTTCTGAAAATTTAACGCTAAAGTATTTTACTCCGCTTTTAGATTCGTTTAACCACATGGCCATGTCTTTCATTTGGCCGTCTATCATTGCTTTGCCTTTATAATCAGGCTGCTGCTCCGTTTTTTTGTAGTCGTTCTTAAAGATTGCTCCGCTGTTGTTTTTCTGTTCCATTTATTTATTTTTTGTTTTTCTGTATTGTTGGTAATTTATTCCAAATTTTGCATTTAATTTATCTTGACTTGATTTTAAACCTTTAAAAACTGCAGTCATGCTTATGTTTGTATCTTTAGAAATTTGCCTCATTGATTTTCCTGTTGAGTGATAAATTTCAAATAAAATCCTATCATAAACATTCCAGGTTTCTATTTCTTTATATAGAATTTCATCATTAAATTTTTGTTCCATTTTATTTATTTATTTTTTTTACTGCTTCTAAAAATTCTTTTTCCGTATAGGTATTGTGATATTGTTCTTCTTTTTTTAGTTTTCTTTTAAAAAGAGTAATTAACTTTTTTCTTTCTATTTTTTCTAAACAATCAAGATTTATTAATGTGCAAGCGCAAAATAAACGGTTTTCTAAATCAAACAAAAAACAAGAAAAAGAACCATCGCAAAGGTCATCTTGTTTCATTAAAACTTCATGGCAGTATTGCCATTTATACAAAGGCATGCACCTTAAGAAACTTACAGGTATTTCAATTTTTGTTTGATGAAATGCTTCGTCAAATATTGTACTATAACTTATGTATGTTTCAATTATATTGTCCTTTCTCCATTCTGTATGTTCCATTTATTTATAGATTTTAAATTGTTCTTTTGGCATCCATACAAGCAACTCTTGGTCATTTGCGGATCCTTCTCTTGGTTTCCTTCCACCATACTTAACGTTTCCCTGTATATCTATGCATCTAATATAATACAGCTCATCTGTAAAGTTTAGGAAATAATATGTAGGCAAAATTCTATCTGCCTTTTGCATCTTTGTAAGCTTAATAATTGATACAATAAAATTTGAATAATTAGAGCTTGGATTGTTGTAGTTTTTTATTTCAATGTATGCTTTGCCTGTTATCAAATAGTCTAAATCATAATCGCCTAGCTTTTTATAATCTTGGCCTTTTGCAATAAGCTGCATTACCTTTTTTTCCCTTTCTATATCCTTGCTGCTTTCAAATCTAACCGCCATGCGTTTGCTTATCTAGATATTCATTTATTATTTGGCGCATAAGTTCTGATGTTGTTACGCCCTGGAATCTAGCAACTTTTACTAGATCCCATTTATCTTGCAGGTTAAGCCTTACGCTGATAGTTTTTACTTTTCCTTCGTCTCCGAGTTTTCCTCTGCCCATAGTTCTTTTATTAGTTTATCATAGTATTCTCTGCATTCATCTATGCGCTCATAGATGGCTTTTACTACATCTTTATCGTATCTTACTTCAAATACTTTGATTCGTTTTTTTGCAGGTATATGGTCAAAGTTATGCTTTGCCTCAACCTCTGCCCTTAGCTCTTCGCTTTCATCAATCAAATGATGTTGCCAATGCGCTCGCCTTATCTCATCCTCAACAATCTGCTCAGGAGTATTTAACAAACAATAACAAAGCAAGCTTTTACGCTTGCCTGTTAAAGCCATGTAACCCTGCAACTGATAAAAATAGTCTTTGTTTGGTATATCCTCAGCAAACCAAGGAAAGGTAGTTCCGTCATAGCTACTCTTTATATCTAGCAAAGTTTTATCTGTGTTTACATCAGGAGTACCTGTTAAATAATCATTATTAAAATGGTCATCGTTTTTATAAAGCAAACCTAGCTCCAAAACATCCTGGCATAAATCAATACCATAGCGTTCCACTTGGTTGCCTTTATCTGTGTATCTGCTAGAAAACTCTTTGCGTATTCCATAAACCTCTTCTAAGGCTAACTGTTGCAGATATGTTTTAGTAGTCTTGCTAAGCGTTTCTGTTTTACTTCTGCTGTTGGTCATTATCTTGCCAATGGAAGAACATCTAATCTTCAGCATAACTCTAAGGCTTTAGCTTGCGCTGTGTTTAATTCAAACTTGCTAGTGATTGCTTCCTTTTCAACTTTACCATCCTGGAGCGCTTTTATAGCATCTTTAAATCTAGCCTCTGTAAGTTTCTTTTTTTTAGGCGCTGCCTTCTTATCATGCGTATTTGTGCTATCTGCGTCTTTGGTATCGTCAATAAGAAACAAACCGTTTAAAGCATACTTGCGAGCGTATGAGCTGCTGCTTCCAAAACTCTGAGCAATATCCATCCCCTTGCGAGTAGGATCAATTCCTGCCTGAGCCTTTACAGCTTGCATTTTATCGCCATCTGTTATCATTGCAGTAGCTTCTACATACATATAGCCTGCTGCTTCCTTAACCTCATCTGTAAGATTCAATACTAGGCCATTCAATAAAGGCTTTACAGCCTCCATAATATCCTCGCAAGACCTGTACTTGTAGTTTCCAAACTTGTTAAACTGATTCTTTGGAGCTTTTAACTCCTTTTGGATTGTTGCCAATCTCTCAATAATTGATTTTTTCATAGTGTGTATTTTAAATATGTATTACAAATATAACAAAAATTAATTGATTTCTTTAATTTTTCTCTTGTAGATTTCTATTATATCCCTTAGTTCTTCCCTTGTATATTTTCTTACCTGATGCGCCTGCTCATGCAATTCTATAAGCGCTTCGCCTCCTATTCTTTGCTCTATTCCTATCTGATAGTTTAGCAGGTTTGCATGGAGATGCTGATTGCAGTAAACGCACTGACCATGAACATTAAGCTCATTGAACCTAACGCTTCCAAATCCTCCTGCGCTGTAGTAATGTCCTGCGTCAAATTTAGATCCCAGGGGTTTGTCGCAGCTTACGCAATTTTTATTCTTGTCTCTTGCTCTGATGTATGCATTGAAATAGGTTTGCGCTTTTTTAGTTAAGCTTTGAACGGTTTCTAGCTTTTCCTTTAATTCCTTTTTTTCTTTTTTCCAATTC